TCTGTTAGTTGTCTAGCCATTAAAACTCACCATTGTGCATTGCGTTTGCCAGCTTTGTAGAACGTGATTTTACCTGATTTGCCCACCTGCTGTCAAGCATTTCTTTTGACGCTATGTCATATTTTTCTTCGTGGATAGCATTCCACATAAGTTTAAACTTGCAAAGACGTGGCACACCCATATTAAATGCCATGTCTACAAGTACAAGTTGACGTACAGCGTCCAAATCCTCTACGCAAGGGTGCGCACGGAGAAGTTCTTCTTCGACAATCTGTACGTCATTCTGTGCGAGGTATACTGCATCTGCTTCTGTGATGCCGTCAGAATAAACATGTTCAATGGTTGGATAATCCATCCAGTCCAGTTCATCCTGTGTAATACCCCGGTCATCTAGATTACGGCCAATGCCAATAGTATTAATGCCTAGTGTATCTTGATACACCTCAAGGCGAAGACCTTCATGCTTTACCAGTTCTTCAATCAAACGGTCTCTGCGGTATTTCATTTCTTTGTCTCTCCACCCATCCAAATGCCAAATGCACCTGTCATGGCACCCATTACAACGCTTACAAATGCGGACTGTGCTGCTGTTGGGGCGTCCAAGTTCATAAACCACTCTGCACAACGCCATGACATCAGGGTCATAATCAGCATCATGAAACGAGGGAGCAGCTTCCACTTTGTGATTCGTTCAAATGTCCAGTCAGCCACGCCTACCTCTTTCCGAAAAACCTAGTCGCACTGCGCACACCAAAGGATGCAGCCACGATAACGCCAAGGCTATACTGGTACCACTCTGGCATAGCTTCTAACTGCGTAAAGCCATTGGCCACTATTTCTTCCATACCCGGAATGAACGCAAGTACAAGAGGCAAGCTGAACAAAATAGTCAGCCACTCGTCCTTCCACGAAGACTGACTACCTTTAGCCATCTCCAAGTCCCAGTCAATCTCACCGGTAACCTTCTTCTGCATTACTACAGCTTCAGCTTGTGCCTTGGCTACCTTGGTGGCTGACTGAGCCTTCTTCTCTTCGACCTTGCCATCTAGCCATGTGCCAGCTAGGTTAGCAATTGGGCCTATAAGTGCGGTCAACATTACATGCCTCTCCGAAACTTTGCAGTCTTCTTTGCAATACTTTTTGGCTGCTTGACGAACTGCTTACCTGCACGTGTGCCTTCTCTCTTAGCCCTAGTTGTAGCAGCATATTCACTTGATGTCAAGGATTTTATTGCTTTTTCTGGCAAATACCTTTCGCCAGTTTTGGCACTAGGCTTACCAGACTTAGTGCGCCACTTCTGTTTTGTCCAATTCTTCAGACTTTGTTGTGACTTTGCAATTGCCATTATAACTTTCCTTGTGCGTGTAGTGCCAGCAAAATAATGCTTCCAAGAACACCTAGTCCTACAATGAACAAAAATGTAATGATTGTTATTTCAAGATACTGCTTGCGTTTACGTCGGGTTTCTTCTTCTGCCTCACGTCGTGCTACACGTGCCTTTGCCTGAAACTTCTGCCAGTCTGACCAGAGGCCCGGACGGCCAAGGTATATCATCATCTGGCGAAGCTGTTCTTCCTGCTCACGTATCTGCTCAAGGGCCATGAACTCTTCTAGGTCGTTGCCACCACCTTTTTTGTTGGCCTTCTTCTCTAGAGTCTCTTTGGCACCAACAAACTGAGCAATGGCACTGCCAGCGGCTGCTATTTCTCTACCATTCTGTACAGCAGTCTTGATAACTGCAAATGCGGCATTAGCTGCGGCAAGTTCGGCAAGCATCAGTACGTCTCCATATCTTTGTCTACTAGCTTGGGCAAGCAGTATGCTGTGATATTCTTGCCCTGTTTATGAAGTTTCTGTGCATACCAAACACATTCATTCAAGTCACGGAAATACATATCCTTACTGACCTGACGTTTGTCTTCTCCCATGCCAAGAAAGACGAACAGGAGAAAGACGTGTTTCATATCATTTGTCTACAGCCTCGTCATGTAAAACCCACTGCAAGCGCAAGACATCTTGACGTAACTCTTCAATGTCTTTTGCAGTGGCGTGACCTACCATAACTTCCCGCATTTCAAGTTGCAGGTCATTTACAGTTTTCATGTTCCACGCAGCAAGAGCCATCAGCAATGCCATCAAGCCGCCAACAATTTGCTTTTCCATTACTTGTAGCCGCCCCCTGCTTTCTTATAGGCAGAGGCAAGCATCTGCGCTTTACGTGCCGACCATTGTCCGGGGTTGCCTCCCTTGCTACCAGCCTTGATACGTTGGAACTGCCGCTTTCTCATTCCGGGCTTAGTATAGTTGCCAGCTTCGTTAACTCTGCTTTTGCTCTTTGGCGCACCACCCGCCGCAAGTTTAACCGTTCTAGCCGGTTTCTTTTGCGTTCTAGTCGGTGAGGCTTTTTTCTTTGCGGGGGCTTTTTTAGAGACACGGGTCATCTCCTATCTCCTTAGAAACTTGTAGGTTGGTAGTGTTCTTCGCCAGAAATGGTTACGTGAAAGTCAGAACCAGCGTCTCCAAATCCGACAATCTTATCACCGGGACGAAGGGCTACGTAGGCTCCACCAGCAATAATCTCTTCAAGACTGTTTCCTGCGATACTATGGGCATCCACTAAAAAATGATAAGTCGTGGTGTCATTCTCATACCACTGTAGACTATATTTTGCAGTGCTACTTGTGCCGCTGGATACGTGCATGAACTTAATCAAAGAAATAAAATGATTGGGGCAAGTATATATTAAGTCAGCACTTGCACCACCTGCCGTAGCAGTTAGGCTCTTAGCTACTGTAAAAAATTTAGCAGTTTCTAAAGACGCCATCAGTTATTCCAATCCAGCACAGCACGGTGCTTCTTCCAGAACCAGTTACCCACAACAGTAAAGGGCTTGCCCATATAGAGCAAACCCCAAGCGACGTACTTAACCAAAGTACGCCTTAGGTTTGTTACGCTTGTTCGCATTCTTTTTGTGAACTCCGGGTCTACGGATACGCTTACGGGAAACTTTTTGTTCAATTTTCTTTGCCATCACTTTTTCTTAGCTACACCGCCACGGGCCATCTTCTTCTTTGCTACGGCACCGCCACGCATCATTTTCTTTTTAGCTGCTGTCTTCATCATGCCGCCGCCACGCATTTTCTTTTTAGCTACCATTTCGTAAACTCCGTCTGTCTAACACTAAGGCTTCATAGGTATCTTCTGGAAAACTACGGTAGTATCCCGACTTCTCCAGACTTAATGCCGCATCATCAAGAAGCGACAGCTTCTGCACAAAGACCATGCAGTATTCCAAGTCAGGGTCAGTGACCCCTTCTTGTAGTAGGAAGTCCAGACCAGCCTCGTCTGCGCTATAGTCTGGGTGGAACTGCATCAGGTGCAAGTCAATGCCCTGAATAGACAGTCCCACATTCATGCCGTCACAGAAGCCGTTCAGATACTCCATGTCTGGCATGTATTCACTAGCCCACACAACTATGTCATAATCGTGGGACTCAAACTGATGCACTGCATCTACCAGTCCATCTAGCCCCGTGTTGATGCTGAATGTTACTTTGTTATCCAGCCACGCTTGCTTTGCGTATGGACACGGGGGCAGACCGTTCAACTTCTCGTTAGGTACTTCTAGAAAGTTGTGAGACCAGTTGCGGATGTCCTGTTCGACTCTATGCACGAGGATTTCGCTTACCTGCTGTTCGTGTACGTGCGTATGATCTATTTTTAGATGCTGGCTTCACAGTCAGGTTCTTGCGCCTGTTATCACGGGGGTTGCCATTTTTATGCGCTACATCCTTACCTGCCACAGCTACCCCAGCCTTCTTCAATTTGTTACGTGCAGCATTACGTGCATTACGCCGCTTGATCTGCGCTGGCTTGCCGTGGTAGTTAGCGTACTCTTTTTTGTAGTTACGCTTGTAGCCGGGACTGTTAGGCATTTTTACCGGTAATCTTCTTGTACGCTTCCATGCCTTTTGGGCCACTTGCCTTCAATGCCTTCAGACCATCATTAACCGTACCACCTGCAGCGTACATATGTTCTTTACCGTTTGCCATACCACCACGCATCATACGTGCCTTTGGCTTTGGCAATGGTCCTGTTTTACGACGGCCACCTGTTACCATTTCAGGAGGAGGAGTAGCCTCACCCCTACGCTTCAGTTCACGCAGAGCAGCACGTACTTCGTCTGCAGATGCCCCACTGCTTTTGTTCAGCATGGCTTTCAGTTGGGGTGTAGTGTAACCTTCCATTATTTCTTTCCTTTTTTCTTGGTAGATTTCTTTGCAGCTTCCGATAGCTTAGACTTAATAATGTCTGTCTGTAGTCTGCGAAATTGCTTATAGGCATCCTCTTGTTTTAGACGTTCTGCATCAGTCACCTTCGGCGCATCCCAGTCCGGCTTACCAGTACGAGTATTGATGGCGGTACGCATCTTTGGCTTAGAAGTAGACTTTGTTACCTTCGTGCTTTTCTTAGGCCGCTTCGGTGGGGGTGTAGGGGTAGTCATTTTTTTCTTAGGCCGCTTCGGTGGAGGTGTAGGTGTCGCCATCTTCTTTTTGGCAGAAACACCGGCACCCTGAGACTTACGCTGCGAATCTGTCACCTGACCAGAAGTAGTCTTTTTCTTTCTATTTGACAGTACGGACCCACCACCTTGCGCAGCAGACTGACGGGCCAGACGCTTTTGGCGTTCTTCAACAACCTGCGCACGTGACCTGCCACCTTTAGAAGTAGCACGATTAGACTTAGTTTTGTCCGCATCTTTGCCTGTGGCAGTAGAACCTGCAGCTACACCAGCACCTGTTGCTGCGGCACCTGCGGCCTTTGCACCGCCGCTACCCTTTGCAGGGGCTTTCGGCAATGTGCTGGTATTTGGATTACGGGGACTGATTCTAGGCTGCGTCACAGGCTCTGTCATATCTTTGAT